ATGTAACGGTCATCTCTTGCCCGTACCCTGAATGGACGTTTCTGCTCTGGAATATAAACTTTGTCTCCAACCTTGACTTTCATACGATCTCTACTTCCCTGACTACCCATTCTTCAGGAATCATGCCTGGAGTGTCGGCTTTGTTCAATTCCTCGCATCGTTGCTCCGCATAATAGATATTGGTGTATACCGTGCTGTCTACGGCGTTTTGATACTTACCATCTGCATACACTCTTACGGCTATATAGCCTGTTGATTTCATAACTTACCGTCCCGGACTATCCGTGCAAACATATCGTTGAAACTTGCTTGCGCTTTCTCTGTTTTTTCGTTCTTGCCATACAAGCCGCGCAGGATAACCATGTTTTCTGTGTGTATCAGATTGAGCAAAAGCATTATCCGCATCATATTATCGTTCATGTCTACGCTCCGTTCTCCGCAACCGGCTGAAATATAGCCTTTTCTGCCTGCCGCTTTAGTTCCTCTACGTCAATAATCATTGTCTGACCGTCGCTAATCTTGATTGTTCTGTAATCATGTGGCACGGCAACCGGCTGTGCGGCAAGTTTTGCCGCCGTTTCTGCCGCTGCATCGAGAAAGTCGTCATCTCCCCATGCTTTCGTCGTTGTTATCTTCTCTATGATGTTATCAGCCATATTCTCGATGCTCATGTCATGCTCCGCCAAAACGGCCGCTTTGGGTCGTTCAAATCTCTTTTATCTTCCTCCGCTGTGACAATCTCATTCTTGCAGAACGGGCAAATCACATATATCTCTTTCATCAAGGCAAAGTTTATTCTCTCATATTCTCCGCGAGGATATATCGTCTGTCCGCATTTGTCGCACTTAAATCCTATCGTCACTGACATCTATTCTCCCGGTTTCTTCCAACTCCCGTATACGATGGATAACGCAGTCATATGCATAATTTGTTGCAATCTCCCACATATATTTCTTTTCCTGTTCGATTGTTTCAATATCCGTTATTCTTAATTTGCCATCCTCTGTGTTTACGTACTTATGCCCCTCTAACCACTCAATCAGGATTTTGCTGTCAATCGTATTCAAACCCCCTCTGAAATAATACAATCTGTTTCGTACACTTTGAGCAAGTCACGTACCTGTCGGCTATGGCAAGTTTGGACGAGCCTATCCATATTTGTGTTTTAACGTCTTTCGCGTCAAACCGGAATCCGGTGTGGCACTTCGGACAGACAAATAAGGTCTTTGTATTAAAAAACTGTTCCGCAACCCTGCTTTTCACTTCATTCTCCTGTCCGCCGCCGCGTCAGGGAATTGAACCCCAGCGCCTTTCACAGCCCACTGTTTTCAAGACAGCTTCCTCGACCAACCGGACACGCGGCCTACTCCTCTCACGCAATCCGGCGGCTGTTCAGGTCAGCCGCCAGACCGTGTATGAGAGAGAAATATTGTGTTGTTGGCGTAATCCTCGTCAGCCAACGCCACGGCACCCCTCTTTATCTGCTGCTTACCACAGTGCAAAAGCACTAATACAGTCATCGGGATGGGAAGAATTGCACTTCCGGCGTTTCTCATGTGGGTGATTTACAGTCACTTGCCCTCGCTGCTAGGCATACATCCCGATTGCAACCTCTGGTTGCCGTCACCCTCGATGGAGAGCCGAACGCATAGGTCGTTCAGCCGTGTTGAGCATTGGGTTTCTTGCTTGTACCGCTCCATTCAGCCGCCTTACTTCCTCCGGTGTATCTCGGCGTAGCTTGCGTCTGTACACAACGCCCGGATTGCCGCACATGGAACATAGAGGAATCGAACCTCTACATGCCGCCACCAACGATGTCCCTGCTGTTGCTACTGGTTGTTTGCAGCGTCCTTAAACGCCTTTGCCGCCCGGAATCTGGGATTCTTTCTCGCAGCGATCGTTGTTTTCTTGCCCGTTGCCGGATTATAGCCTGTCCGCTCCGGCCTGTCGGACAACTCGAACGTGCCGAAGTCGAGGATTCTCACCTTGCCGCCTGCGCAGACTTCATCAGTCACCACGTTCATAAATGCCGTGATAACCTCATCTGCAACGCCCTTGTTCACGTTCGCCTGTGTCGCAACCTTGCTTACCAACTCATTCCGATTCATTCTCTTGCACCTCCTTTTGGTTCTATGTGATGCCTTTCGGCTTGTTTCCTCACCCGTCGTAAGTGCCAACCGACGGGCTATTCAGTTTAGAGAAGTATGGGTGTCAGCATTTCTGCCGCGTGGGTGTACGGTATTGAAACCGTAAAGATTGGCTGCTACCCAATCTCGCACCTGCCACCCTGTCAGACGTATCTGTTTTACTCCTGCCTATCAGGAAAAGATGGGTGTGGACTTGCACCACACATGGTCTTATTTCGACTACTAGCTGGCTCTGCCGCTGTCAACGGCTTTACGTATTCCCCGTTATGTGTTTGATAATAGTTTTTCACCTCTAATGCCACCTGTTAAGGTCGGAATCCGCCTCAGTAAAGACCTTATCATTAAGCGTCTACCTGTTCCGCCACCATCTTTAGCCACCGTTTTATCGGTGCGACTGATACAAGTCTAGCACGCTGAACATTATCTGTCAAGCATAGTTTACTATTTTCTCAAAAATTTTTTCTGAACAGTCTATTCCGCTTGACTGGATTCTTCCATACTATCGTCAATTAGCTTGTTTATGGGGATTTCAAGCACCCTCGCAAGGTCGTATACCCGGTCAATGGTTGGATAGATTGTGCTGCCCTCCCACTCTGACAACGTGGACTGTGCAACGCCAACCTTGAACGCCAGTTCCGATTGCGTCATATTCTGGGCTTTCCGCGCACTTCTTAAATTTTTCGGGAATGAGTATTCCATGCCATCACCTCTAAAATCCTAATTCGCTCCGCTTCTGAACTTCAGCCTGCCCCACATTCAAGGAATCTACGAACAGTGCGAACATTGCAAGTGTGTCCGGTGCGTCATCGTGATTGTTCTTTCCAAGTTGCGTGTAACTGCAAAGGAACGACATCATCACGCCGTAGTCGCTCTTAGGCTCGTATTCTGTAATATCCTTGAAGTAAACGTGTTGTTTCACCCACGCGCTGTTGACAATAATCTTTGTCTCTTTGTTCTGGGTGGTGTACTTCTTTGTAATGTGGCATCTGCCGCCCTTTTCCTTGACAAGTTCCTCTACCTTGTTTGCTGTCCGACTGCCCTCTTTGTTGCTCTCGAATTGTGCCTGCTGTACGTGGTGCTTCACAAGCATATTCGCGTTGAGTTCATCAAGTGTGCCTGGGTCGATATTCTTGAATACCAAATCCTCAAGGTAGAATCTATCGCCGTACTGGTAGAACACGCCCAGGAAGTTGTAGTCTGTGCCTGTATCTTTGGTATCGCAGATAGCCAATATGGAATCCGGCTCGCCCTCCGGCACCCCCCCGAGGTATCTAAGCAACTCTGACGGATGGTAAAGAATGCCTTCGCGTTCTATCGGGTCGCTCTTGTACAAGCACCGGTACGAAACATCATCCATTGACGCTTCCATGTCATTGAAATACTTTACATCGAATCCCACATCATAGTCATAGTCAAAGTTGCTTTCTCCTGTCTGTGGGTCAATGTCTGGCACTGCGATGAATTTTGACCGTTCATTGTTCGCGTACTGTCTTTCAAGCCGCCCTATAACATCATGGACGCTCCACCGCGTAGCTATATGGATTTCTTTCGCCTTTTTCTTCTTACGAGATTTCAGGTCGGTTGTGTACTCGCCGTAGAGCTTGTCTAATCGGTCAAGCGATAACGCCTCCTCGATACCCGATACAAGGTCATCCACATATAGGAATCCCTCGCAACGAGTTACACCTGTCAGTGAACCTCTGATTGAGCGGCACGTCAGTGTCTTGAATGGCTGCCACCTGTCAAGGTTGATTGTTTCCTCTTTCGCATTGTTACTCTCGAATTTCACGTCTGGGAACACGTCAGCCCAACAATATTCGTTGCTCGTGATGATATTCAGCACCGCATCGTAGAACATTCGCGTCATATAGCCGCTGTGACTGCTCATCAGGTTCGGTGTGTTCGGATAGTGCCCCATCACGAACGATATGAAGAATTCTCCGAGAGTCGTATTGTGCGTGATGATGTAATCGTCTGTGATATACAAGTGGCACGGGTCATCAATGTAAATGCACTGGCATTCCTCATCCCCCGTGTAATTGATCTCCGTGATAAACCGCTTCAGCACGTCTCTTTTCGGGTTATAAGCATTCCGTTTCCGACTAAGCCAGAATGGGTTCGGTTGATTTTTGGAAAACTGGATTGTCACTCTGTACGCATCGTGGCACTTAACGAATCCTCCGTCTGCATTTTTGTAGCCGGTCTTTGGCTTTTTGCGGATACTTGCATAGCCGCCGAGGGAATGTACGAGTTCCACAGCATCCTTTGCAAGCTGCGGAGACGATGAAGAATACTCAATACTATGTCCGCTTGCATCCACATATCCATCTGTATCAAGTAACCCTCTGAGCAACTGCAGGCGGCTGTTGTATGATGCAAAAAGGTAATCTTGAGGAATAAACTTTTCTACGCTCTTATGCCCCATCAAGCCGTATTCTTCAAGATGTTTTACTAAGATATTTCGCTTGCCGCCAGACGTTATGCGCCAGTCATATCTTTCGCAATAATGCAGTGCGTACCCATCAGGTAACACCGACGATATTCTTTCCCTGATTTCATCATCTGGGAGCGTAATTCTAATTTCGTGCTTCGATATGCCACCGTCACCTATGATAACGCCCAATAGATACGGGTCAATCTTCAGTTCCTTTTCCTCAAACTCGATTTTGGGGACGTAGTCAATGGAATAATTCTTCCGTTTGCCGTTCTCCACGTCCAAATGTCCGATCATGTCAGACAACGGAACCACCCTGTATCGCCCGTTCTCTCCGTGGCGTTTCTTGTTTCTATCACCCCTTGTCTGCACTTTCCACAAATGATCGTAGGAACACACAGTCTTTGAGCCGTCGTCAAGCACCACCTCGTAGCACGGCTTTTTTCCCTGTGGGAATACCCCTAACACATTGGCAACATTACCGGTTCCTGAAATAACCTTATCGCCGACTTTCATATCGCCCATGAGTTTCCAACCATATGGTGTTAATACTTTAGCATTATTTCGACTCGCTTTGCCACTACCAGGTGGCATTGATAACGCCAGTATATCGTACTTGTCATCTATGAGTTTCTGCATCTCCTGAACAAGCCAGTACAGCTTGCTCCGGCGCGGCAGATAATAGCTATCTTCCGGGTCGCGGTTCTTCTCGACGTAAAGCATATACGCGTCGAAGTCCATGTGCGACTGCGCAAGAAACAAGAGTGCGTCGTTGTACAACTCATAGAAATCAACATCGGTTCTGGACAGTCTCGCCGCAAGAAATCTGACCTTGTTTGCAACTTTCCGCGATACCTCTCTATCTTCGGGAAGAATCTCCCGTGCCATGCTCAAGAGGTCAATCAGATTCTCATATTTTGTTAGGTCTGACTTTAGCAATGCGGCAATGATCTGCCGATTTGTCAGTTCTGCCATGCAGTACGCTCCCTTTCATTTCGGCTCTGCACGGCTCTTCTTGTCTTACTGGTCTGACTTCTGGTTAAGGGTTTCTGTCAGTTCCTTTATTCTCTTTTCCTGTTCGCGGCATTTCTCTTTCAGCTGTTCGTTCTCCATGATTGCGTCACGTTCTGACTTGTGGTCGTACACCGTCAGAACCTCCATGAACGCAAAGAACAGTAGGATTGCAATGCCGCCTATCAGCTTAACGTCACTCACCACCGTCTCCTTTGGTTTCAAGTGCTTTTATGCATTCCACATACAGGTTTTCCAATCTCCGCAGGATAATCCTATTGCTAAGGTCAAGACCGGTCACGTTCTCCGCATAGGTCAGATACCACAACGCCTTGTCTAAATCCTGTGCGCCATTCTTATTCTGGAATCGCCACATATACTTGTAAGCGTTGCACAGACAGAATTTCGCAACGGCATCTTCACCAAAGATAACATTCATCGTCTGGATGCATTCAAGAGAAGTCTTTCCCTTGTAATGTTCCGGATGGTTTACCATGTCTCCCATAATCATTCCTCCGGCATATGAAACACGCCGCAATCAATCACGTTTATTGCCCCATCGTTTATACACAGCGGCGCACTTTGTATAAACTGTTTCCTTATGTCCGGAATGCACTCATGTGCATAATCGGTTTTCAGTATGATAGGGCTGCTCATTGCGATAACCAACTCGTTAAATACTTCTTTTGTCCGCTCATCTGTCGCATACGTTCCAAGGGTATTCCTGCCGTCTGGCGTATCGGCAATAATATACTGCCCAGTCCGCGCTATCCTTGCAATATTCGCCGTATTCAGGATGCAATCTCTGTCGCTATTCAGAATATACATACGCCCTCCTACTGCTCTTTTGTGGGCTTCGCAGACAGAATCTCGATTTTGCCCTTGAATTCCTTAAAAACCATCCGTGACGCGTGGCAACTCTCGGTTGCTTTCACCCTCACAGTCCGCTCTGTAGGGTTATATTTATCCAAAGTACGGAATTTCACATCATACCATCTCATTTTGTGTTCGTTCTTGTCTCTCATCGTCTCACCAATCCATATATTTTCTTGATTACTTCGGCATCATACAGTGAGTTGTGCTTCTGGCCGAGCGGAAAATCAATCCCAAAATCCATGAGAATCTTTTCCCGTGAGTAATCAAAGGCTTCTTTCTCGCTCGCATGGATGATTCCGGGTAAATCTTGATTCAGATCGTGGCAGAATGGATTGATATACTCCGGCAGTTTCAGCGCATCACCGCATAGCAGGTCAATCAGCAGTACCATGTCATAATGGCACACGTCCGAAACAAACTGGATATTATCTCCGAGGGATTTCAGCCACCATGCCAACTCTATACCCACCGACAGCTTGCGCCCAATTACGACCGTTGTGTCAGGGTCATCATGGAGTTCCTGCGCCAGTTCCTCATTTCCCTCCATGATGAGGTTTGCAATCACGTTTTTCTTCACCCAATCGTCGCATTGTTCCTCATCATAGTCCGACAGTTCAGCATAGAACCGCTTTCCTGTCTCGGAAACAAGTCCTATGCTGATTAAAGTCGTGCATTTGCGAAGCCCCGTAAACTCCGTGTCGAAGAATACCCGTATCATGCGGTCTCCTCCGTTGGCTTCTCGGTGGTTTCATCGGTGGTTTCAGCCGTCAGATACACGACCATCACCACAGAATAAGAACTCGTAACGAGTTCCTTTGTCACGTTTACCTCTACCGTCACCGCATCTATCGTTCGTGCAAGCAAGGATTCCTTGAGCGCATCTTCCTCGCCATTCTTGAATGAGATAATAGGGTCATTCGCTTCTATTTCTCTCACCGAAAACAGCACATCGCCGTCATACACGGATACCAGTTCGCTTAATGTCATTTGTTCTCGCCTCCCTCTATCGCTCCGAATTTCCGAAACACGTCGTTATAGTTGCCTGCATTGCCAAAATGTTTCTTTGCGATGCACATAGCAAGCCCAATCTCTTTCGAGTAGGTATCGCATTTGCGCGGTTTCTTGACCGTGATTTCCTTGCCGTTGCGCGTTTTTTTGACCGTTTCGAGGTTGTCCATGCAGTTTACAACGGTTCTCGTGCCATCAGTCCAGTAAACAATTGTCGCAGGATTGTCGTAGATCACGCGATCGATACCTAAAAATCCGCACTGTTCGCCAACAATCACGCTTAAAAATACTCCTTTGAAGTTGAACGGGCTACCCTCCATGCGGATAGCATCACCGGCGTATGTGCTACCATCCTCGCATTCGATGATTACTTTCTTTACTTTCTTGAGTTTCAGCTGTTCTTCCATTGTCCCTTCCTTTTCACAATATTTGTTTGCCAGTTCACGTGCCAGGTCTCCAAGTGTCTGTTTTCCCGCCAGTAACGATTTGTACGGCTTGCAGTCTGCCAGATTATCATATCCCATATCCTGTCCTCCTGTTGAAATTGTTTGCTATTTTTTTCTTGATGCAATCGCTGAGTAATGGGCATTTCACACAGATTTTTGTCCTGTAAGGCGCTTCTCCGCAACAGCTGAAGATTACATTGAATGCTTCGGCTACCTCTTTGTCCGTAGCAACCCACCCCATTGTTCCGCTGATTTCGGTTGTCAGTGAGCGTATTTCCCTTGTCGTACTGTCCGGCAGAATGGGGGCTTCATCTATTTCAGCAAACGTGAATGCCTTATACTCGCCCGTTTGCGGGTCTTTCGTAAATAATCCTCCCATGATTTCATCCTCCACCGCTTTGTCAGTTTCTTTGCCATGCCTTTTACAAATTCTTCATCTATCTCGTAGTTCCCTGCGATGGAATCTCGCCTGGTTGATGGTATGCTTGTGAATTCCCACTTGCCCCAGATGGGCTTTCTCGCCATCACAAGCCCGGAATGCTTTGTCCGATACACCCGAACCGTGCAAAATACGGTCTTTGCCTCGTAAAGTAGCCTTGAATTCCCACTATCAAAGGCTATGTGTATGTTTTTCCGTCTGTGTTCTTTCGCCACTGCGTCAGAAATGCTTTCATTCAAGGTTCCTTTTTATTTTTCGGGAAATTTTTGCAATCTGTGTTTCTCCCGCCGGTTTCTTTCCTCCCGGTCAGATGCCTTTTGCCGTTTCCCAAGTTTCGGTCTGGGCTTTAGTTTCTTTCTCATGTTTCCCATGCCGTAAGGCATCCGCGATTGCTAATTTTCGTCATCTTCTACACCGAGTATCCGCTTTGCGATCTTCACTGCCAGATCATGTGAGTCTTTCGGCAGCACGCTCTCGATGGACGCTATCATGCCATTGTAGAAATACTTCTCGCAGTAATAGTCTTTCTGAAGCACACGTGCCGCTTCATTCACAGTTCCCGGTGAGAACGAGAATTTCAAGTTCGCAACCATGTCGATATCCGGCATTCCTCTCATGCAGAATGTGAATGTCGGCAGCGCATCCACGGCAACACTGAATTCCGCCGCCGTTACGCCGCCAATCTCCTGTCCGTCAACCTCATACTTTGTACCGAGCCATCCTGCGCCCTCCGGATTGTAAATTCTTACCCTCGGTAGCCCCGGTCTGTGTTCCTTTGCCATCATTTTCCTCCTGTTCTTTTAGAAACCACACCGTTTCCGGCTGTAAAAAGTTCCCACATACCACATTTCGTTCTAGAATCTCCATGCAGTCAATCGGCAACATAGATTGCATTCTGGCTCTGGCTTCCCTCACGTTGTCCTCTAAGATGTCAATGCCGTATATGTTCCCAACTGCGGTCTTTATGTCCTCGTCGCTGCGACAGTTCGCAAGTTTCCGTCTCAAAATCTCCACAAGGAAGTTCCCGTTTCCGCACGCAGGCTCTAAAAATGTCTTTTCCGGCAGAAATACGTCATTACCGCCGTTCTCCGCGAGCATATCAAGCATCTTGTCCACCACCCACTTTGGCGTATAGACCTCACCGTACTCAGACACACGCTCTTTCGACTTCGTTAAGGTTTCCACTTTCCTTTTTCATCCTGTCTCTAAAACTCGATGTGGGCATACCGCACAACTCTGCTGCCTGCGACAGATTCATCTTTCCGGCCTTGAGTGCATCCACAGCTTCCCAGAAGTTTTCCGGTAAAGGCTTTAGCGGTCTTCCAAACCTTACGCCGCGTTTCCTCGCCGCTTCTATCCCCTGTCTCTGTCTTTCCTTGATATGTTCCCTCTCTGTCTGCGCCACGTATGACAATAACTGCAAGACTATATCCGAGATCAGCGTTCCTATCAGGTCTTTGCCGTTCCTCGTGTCCAGAATCGGCATATCCATAATCACGATGTCCGCACCAATCTTCTTTGTAATCGCGTTCCACTCCTCGATTATCATCTCGTAGTTCCTGCCCAATCTGTCAATCGACTGTACAAACACCGTATCGCCCCTTTTCAGCCTGCGAATCATCTTCACGTATGCTGTTCGCTCAAAGTCTTTCCCACTGGCTTTGTCAATGAACAGGTTCTCTCTCAGCACTCCTGCCTTCTCCATCGCGTCTATCTGTCTGGCTTCATGTTGTCCTTCTGTTGATACCCTCACATAGCCATAGTTCATGTTCTCTTTTTCCTTTCGCGTAAGCGAAAATTTTTGGCGGATTTTTGCCCCTTTTTATTTTTGGGGGATTTTCACGCTCAAAATGTACTTGTGTAATTGTATAAACCCCGTATTTTTCGATACCTCGACGGGTTTTGGAACGGTTCCTGCGGCAAGAATCTGTTGGGGGATTTTTATCCCGGAAATTACTCTGGGCGGTTAGCTTGCCGATGATCCGCGCCGGTACACCCCCGCCACCGGGTACCCCTGACAGTCCGCGCCAGGACAGGCAGCCGCCGCGCCGGTTCGTTTATGTATAGAAAAACGAACCGCCAAACGCCGAATTACAGTATATCTTCGTCGTTGTCGGTGTCTGCCGGGTCTATCGCGGGGATTCTGTGCGCAATTTCGTCTTTTTTGGGCAAACTGTCGAGCCGTTTTTCCGCAGATATGTTCAATGTTTGTTGTTGCGTGTATCCGTGATTGTTATTAAAATCAGTCGCAAAGACAAGCGGCGGAATTTTACCGCGTAGAGCAAGTTGTTTTTTTGCTGCCGCGATTGCGTTAAGTGTTAATTTTAGTGCGTCTGAAAATTCGCGGGGGCGGGAGTTCACCCATTCGTATAGGGTCGATCGTGAGACCCCGATAAACAGCGCGAACCCTTCGACGTCAGGGATCAGACAGCTACCGGCGGCGTTCGCGGTCTGGATATAATCTATATATTCCTCCGTTTTTTCCCGCAGTTCCGCTACCGTTTCTATCTTGGGCGGGCGTCCCCGTCGTACCTGCTGCCCGTCCCCCGTGTCCGTTTCACCGAATATCCCCCGGCGCATCATATCGCATAGGGTGTCCATATCGGGCGCGGTCTGTTTGTCGTAATCCTGGCCGTCCTTGTATCGCGTGTACGTGTTCCGCCGCACCCCCCGCGCATCGCGTTTACTTTCACGTTTTCCCGCAGGTGTTTCTATCTTTTTTTCGTTTTCCATTTGCGTTCCTTTTCTCCGCCCGGATAGATCGGGCGGCTGTTGTAATAAAAATAGGACACCTGGAAAAAATATCCAGATGCCCTAAAAACTAGCCGACTAGGCAATATATAAATATGTCACTGCTACCGCTCCCCACCGTCCCCCGTGTCCGGGTCTGCCCCTGATCTACTGGAC